GTAATAAATTTTATATTAATTATATATATATATATGTCATCTTTTCCTTCTAAAAGCGTAAATAAAAATGGTGTATTAAATAGTGGTATGCCATTTAAATCCGTAAATATGAGTCAAGGAAATACATTCTCATCGAATCGTTTATTATTTTCTTCATATGTAACTCCATTAAATAATATTAGAGAAGGACATAATATGTTAAAATTCTCATCGTCTGATGTAATATCTAGAAAAAAATCAATAGCAATAGGTAGAAATTCAAAAAAAATTGGTTTACCAAATAATTCTAATTTATCATATAAAAATACAGAAAACAATTCTGTAAAAAGTGCGCTTACTCGTGTTAGAGGAGGTGGTTGTATAGCACCAAAAAAAAAGAGTTCTATTTATAATACTTATAAAAGTGGGGGACGTTCAATATTAGTTAAAAGTGGTAATAGACAAATATAATTTTTATAAATTATATATATATATATATATATGTCAGGTATTAATACTAATGTACAATCTATGGAAACAGGACAGGATAGAAGTATTATAAGAAGAATTTTAAGAAAATCATTTGGTAATCGTGTATTAGTTGATGGTAAAGTACCTATTAAGGGAAATCATAAAATTACTCCATTTAGAGCGGCGTTTCATGCTGGTGATATGTTTGGAACTATAAATAAAAACCAGCGGCCCGATTTACCAAGAATTAATCCAGTTTCAGGATTAAATAAACCTAGACTTTCAACAAATAATGGTGGTGGTGTTAAAGCAAACGGAGAGTCAGGATATTCTGGAAATCCTAAATATGTATATGATAGTTCAGATTATATAAGATATAAAAAATTAAAAGAAAATAATAAAATATATAAATGATTTGTCATATGATGTTAAAATAATGGTGCGTATAGTTTTTTAATGGGTGTTAGATATATATTTTATATATATAATATATATATAATATATATATGTCTGATTATATATATAATAAACCTGTAAAAAATGCTCTTATACGTGTTAGAGGACGAAATAGTTGCGTAGCACCAAAAACAATACGTTCTATTATAATAACTTCGGTTTTACGTGTTAGAGGAAATAATAGTTCTATTATTAATAGTCCTAATATTAATACTTCATAATTAAAAATTGTAATAGACAAATATATATAATTTTTATATATATTTATTATATAAATAATGTATAAATCTAAAAATAATAGAATAAAGCATAATAAAAGTAAAAAAATAAAAAAAAATAAAAAAACAATAAAATATAATAAAAAGTATAATAAAAAGTATAATAAAAAAACAATAAAATATAAAAATGTAGGGGGGGGTGTGTATGATAATATAAAAGAAAAATTAAATTTTCATTCAAATAATATAAAAAATACTTTAATGAATTTAATAAATGAAACTTCTGATAAAATATATAATTTAGAGAATAAATCAAAAAAAGCAATTAACAAAGAATTAACAGTTATGACTGGTGGAGCCATACAAGATATTATAAATAAATATACAAAAAAATTTAAAGATAATTTTTCATCAATCGGAAATACCGTTTCAAAAAGTAATATTTATGTTAATAATGAAAAGGATATTCAAGAAACTATAATATTTTTAAATCAGTACAAAAAACAATTTACAGATATTTTGAATGAGAGAATAATGAATGAGAGAAAATTTGTTAATAAAAGATTAAGTATATATAAAAATGACTTAATTGAAAATTTAAGTGTTTTATTTGATGACTTGATAAAAATTATTAAATCTAAAAAACCATCAAACTATTATATTAAAAATAAAACTTTAGAAACACCAAAACCATTAGAAACACCAAAACCATTAGAAACACAAAAACCATTAGAAACACAAAAACCATTAGAAACATCAACACCATTAGAAACACCAAAACCATTAGAAACACCAAAACCATTAGAAACATCAACACCATTAGAAACACAAAAACCATTAGAAATATAAATAAAAATATATTATCGATATTATAATTTATATATTTATTTTTTCATAATTTTAAAGAATAAATATAAATATAATAAACTAATACTCATCAAATATAATTTAGATTTTTTACTTTTCGTATATTTATAAGAAATTAATTTAATATTATTATTATAGTTTGTGAATGCTTCGACACAACCTTGCTTTGTAATAGGATTAATCGAATTATTAAATAAACACGCATCTAAATCTTTAATTTCATTATCTAATACATATGCGTTAGTTATTTGTTTTTTTTGTGATGTGGGTGATGTTTGTTTGATAGTTTTCATATAAACCTCACTACAATTATCATCATTATTTGTAATAGATGATAATAAAGAAACAGGGTTTAATTTTATGATACTTTCTGTTAATCCTGGTATAAGACCTTTAAAACTTGTTTTAACATTGTTGCTACCTAAATTACTATTATAATTTGGCATTTTAATAATTCCAGACGGAACATTATCTATATATACACTGCGATCAACAATTTTACCACTGGCGGAATCTTTACATTTTGCTCCTGTATTTAAAAAATAACTATTTCCCAAAGGTTGTCTTGTAGTAGACGCGTTACTATTACCAAACATTAATAAGTCGGTATAACCAATAATACCACCAATATTATTTGTTAATGTTTTTAAATCGCCTTTATCACTCATTCCTAATTGTGAAGGATTATAAATTTTACTATTGTAATCATATTCATTGTTTTTAATATTTTCAGTTATCTTAAATATATTATTCATAATATTATATATATTGTATATAATATTATATATTATTTATATATAATGAATGTTAATAATAAAATAATAAGAAGTGCTACTACAATAGTAAAAAAAGATTATTATTCAGATATAAAAACATATTTGAAAAGTAGATGTTTAACTTATAATCAAAATTTATCAACAATTAAAGACCCAAATATTTATTATGTTGATAATAATGGTAATCATATATATCCTAGTGATAATCCTAATGGTTCTCAAGTTAGATTATCTACAAATTGTAATAAAGGATGTTATGACAAACATGGTAATTATACTAAATCAAAAATAATATATAAACCCAATAATACTCAATATGCTGTACAAGGAGCTGTTTCAAGCAGTTCACGTATAAATCGATTGAAATATAATACAATTACTAAAAATGGCAATTCATTTAGAAGTGCTTCGTGAGATCAATGTGCAAACGCTGATAAATATAGTGTTAGTGTTATACCATATTTTATAAAAAAATAAATATGAAAGTTGTATATACAAAAAAAAATAGGTAATATAAAACGATGTAGTTAAAATACTTTAAAATAAAATATGATCATTTATCCATTTTGTTATTTTAATATGATTCGATTTAAGTAAAGTATTAATACATATAATATAATCATCATAATTTTCTGGATTTTTTTCTAATAATAAAAGAATGTTATAAATAGCACTAAATTCATTTTTAGAATATATATTTGATATATTAATAAATATATTTTCAATATCATTTTCATTTTCATTTTCATTTTGTGTATTATTTATATATAAATCGGGATTGTCTAACATTACAATATACATTTTAAGTGTGTGTAATAATGATGTATTAAATGTATGATTATATGTTTGTATTATTTTATTTAAACCTAATTTACAAAATTTAATTAGTAATTCAAATAAATGGCTTGTTTCATCTTCAAATTTTAAATAATTATAAAATTTATGAAATCTTTTAATTGAATTAAATAAAAAAAATAAATCTTCTCTATTATCATTATTATATTTTCGTAGAAAACGTTGACCCCAATATGGTGTTTGAATATATAATATATTATTAGATATAGATAATTTACTATTCAAAGGACAAAATGATAATAATGCTAATTGTAAAATTGCCTGAAAAGGTTCTAATATCATTTCAAATCTTTCTTTTTTATTATTAATAATTGTGTTATAAAATATATTTACTATATCTTTATTCATTTAATATTATAATAATTATTTTATTAAATTATTATAATAATAATTATTATAATATTACATTATTATAATCCATGATTATATTACATTATTATATTCCATGATTATATTACATTATTATATTCCATATTATTTACTTTACACCATTTAGTACATTTTTTTAAATTATTTTTTTTTAAAAATTCTAATTTATCTTTTTTTAAATTATTAATAATATTTAATGTGTTTAATATGTTATCTATTTGAACTTCTCCTAAGGAACAAATAGATTCTTTTATTTTAATATTATACTGATATGATATATCATGATCGAATAATGATAAAATATTATAACCTTCTTTTATTTTTGAAAAAATTTCAAAAATTTTTGAAATAAAAATACTATTTGGAATAATACAATAATTATTACATACAATATATTTTTCAGAATTTCCATAACGACTTGTTTTTGGTTTAGTAATCCAAACATCTTCATATAATATTGATAATAAATATACAATATCTAATGAAAATTTTGAAAACAAATCAAAACATTTTATAATAAAAACACCTCCTTTCTTTTGCAAACATATAGCATATAAAACTTGACAAAATAATAAATTGGATATTGAATTTTCTTGATTATTATAATCTAATGAAAAATCAAATCCACCATCAGCTGTTATTAAGTTCATATTATTTTTATATTTTAAATAACAATATTTTAAATTTTCTAAATTAAACAAGTTTCCTGTATTATCAAAACCTTTTTCTATATAAATATTCTTCTTATCTTTCATGAAGTTATTGATTTTATCCCAACCAGGTACATTAACATCATCACTTATAAGGGTCATTCCATAATATTTATCTTTGGTATTGTTTCTTAATTTATGTATTGCTTCTATGAATCCACCTGGACCTTCTGCCAAATGAAATGTTTTAATTGATTTATCAGGCAACTTATCTAATATTTTAAATACATTACATAATTCTATCATTTTAAAAAATGATCTTGATAATGGGTTATATTTACAAATTGAATATGAACTATTATCCAACGGTGTATGTATGAATTCATACGGATTTGTATATTTTTTATATTTCGACCATTCCGATTTAATATTATCTATTTCACATTTAATATTTGATAAATAATTATATAATTCTAAATTATTAATAATTTTACTATTTTCATTACTTGAAACTCTTAAATTAACATCATCTATAAATTCATAATAATTAACCTTCGTAAGCAAATTAAATGTCATATTCTATTTATGTATAATGTATTAGTTTTATATTAATTATAATATAACAATTTTATACTTTTTTCTTTTTTCTTTTTTTAATAATACTAAAAACTTTCTTTTCTTTTTTAGATTGAAGTAATTCTTTTCTAATAAACATTAAATTATATGATACTATATTTGGAATACTACCTCTAACATATTGAATTAATTTCGCTGTTTTAGTTTGTAAAATTGTTTCTTTTAAATCTTCATTTTGATTAAATTTACTTCTAAGAGCAGGTAATATTATGTCATTATATTTTTCTTCTGTATAATCATTTTCATTAGGAATTATATTTTTTGGTATTATTTTTGTACCTTTATACTTTCCTTTATCACCTACGATTATTGCCATATTTGGGTCTTTGGACAGTTCTGTATTAGAATCCAATGAAAATTTAATATAATATTCTGGATGTTCTTTAAATTTAGACGCTTGATAATAATGTTCTACTGATAACCATCTATTACCGTCTAATGAAAATTCTTGAGGCCATAAATTAGATAATTTTCTTCGCCAATCTTTTATATTACGTAACTCTTTATATTCCTTACTAACATCTTTCATAATTATTTCACCATTTCCTTTACCAGGTGGTTTATCACTTGATTTTATATAATAAACAAACATTGTTTTATCAACAGGTTCTTCAACAGGTTCTTCAACAGGTTCTTCAACAGGTTCTTCAACTTGTTGTTTTTCTTCAACTTGTTGTTTTTCTTCAACTTGTTGTTTTTCTTCAACTTGTTGTTTTTCTTCAACTTGTTGTTTTTCTTCAACTTGTTGTTTTTCTTCAACTTGTTGTTTTTCTTCATCTTGTTGTTTTTCTTCAACTTGTTGTTTTTCTTCAACTTGTTGTTTTTCTTCATCAGGTTCTTCAACAGGTTCTTCAACAGGTTCTTCAACAGGTTCTTCAACAGGTTCTTCAACAGGTTCTTC